TGGTATTGTTAATCACACAGTCTATTGCCCACATCTCATGTATGGATTTCAAATCAATCATAGTATATCCTTTATAGTATAATTATATAGTATAACACAAAGGAGGGTAAAAGTAAATTATTTTTTACCCTTTATGTTCCGTAGTAGTAGGAGTAAATGCTGATGTGTATCTAGCTAGACCTTTTGTAATTCTTACATCTTGAACATAACCGTTCATATAGTTTGCCGAACCGTTTCTAGATCCGATATATAGATTTCCAGTAGAATTATTACCGATAGAATATGTTCCACTTGCATTTAATGTTCCATTTAAAAATCCACGAGTTGTTCCTCCCGCGTCTCGCGTAACAGCTACATGATACCATTGACCACTAGTTACAGTGCCAATAGTATTAGAGAATGTAACAGAAGATCCACTATAAAATCCTAATGCATTTGAACTAAGTTTATATAAAGTCCAACCTGGGCCAGTGCCACCAGTAAATTTTTCAACTAGTGTTTGTTCACCAGTCAAGCTACTCCAATAAAACCATCCTTCAATTGTCCAAGCGATACTTCCAGCTAAATCAAAAGTTTGACTAGTTGGAGAACTTATAAAATCTCCAGTACCATCAAAGTACATAGCAGAAGATGTTGCAAATTTTCTTTGTGTATTACTTGCAGTTGTATTACCAGCTTTTGTTAATACTGTACCAGAACTAGTATCCCAAATATTATTTTTATTTGTGCAAGTGAGTAACTGAGTATTTGTAATTGCAGTAAGTGGAGCAGTTGGTGCCGCAAAATTAGATGTATATACAGCAGTTCCTTTAACTAATCGAGCATCAGCAATATAACCTTGTGTGTATAATCCTGCATAATTTCCCCCTCTACCGATTGTAAATGGTTCATTAGAAACGTTCATAGATCCAGATTGTGTTACAGTAGCTTCTGATGCGCCATTAAGATATAATGTAAATACATTTCCATTTCTCACTAGTGCTACATGATGCCAAACGTTAAGTTGTACTGTAGTAGATCCATTTAATCCACCAATAACATTGACACCTCCTACTCTTACATAAGATTTGAGAATACCATCATCTAAAAGTACATGAAATGATGCTGAAGCCATCTGACCAGCTGATGTATAATCACTAACAATATACCGATCTCCATTTGATGCCAGTGGATATATCCAACATTCAAATGTAAAATTATCAGATCCATAGTTCATATATGTGCCATTTGGAGTTTGTATATAATCACCAGTACCATCAAAGTATACAGAACCACCATGATCTGCCTTTGCATAACCGATATAATCATATGGACCAGCTCTTTTAATAGTAGCATCGCCATTGTATGTCACAGCTTGTCTCTTATGCGGCAAATGATGCATCAAAGCTTGAGTATTTGCAACGCTATAATCAATTCTACTCGTAGGAACAGGGAATGTATTACTTGATTCAAGTGTGCTACCATTAATTACACGACCATCAGCATACCAGCCAGTTACATATGTTCGTACAGCACCAGCTCCATCAATTGATTTACCGAAAGCAAGCGGAGCTGTTTTATTAGCTATTTGCGTAGAGTTGACTACTCTTGCAACATTTACTCCATCTGCATAAACCGTGTAATTAGTACCATCAAACGAGACTGCTAAGTGCACCCATGTATTGTCAGAAAATACTCCACTAGCAGTATCGACATAGGCCGCCGTCGAACCATCGAACGAATAGTAGAATCTTAATTTACCACTGCTACCACCGATAAGTAGAAATTCTCTATTATTTGTATTTGCTGTCCAACAACCAAAGATAGACCAGTGGCCAGCAGTTCCTACTGCGACACTTGGCATTCCATTTGGTTTAAACCATGTTTCAACACACCATGCTGTAGCAGAGAATGTTGGAGAACTAGTCCATTCAACGTATCCACTACCGCTAGAAGTGATGTAGTTACTATAACCACCAGGATGATATGGCGAAAACGCAGTAGATGTTGTATTACCATACTCAGTAATCGTTAATGCATTAGTTGAAGCATCAACTTGGTTATCTGTTCCTGCGGTATCTGCTTTTATTAATAGAGATGTGAGGTTACTGTTTGGTATCGAAAATGCTAGAGTGAAAGTGCTTGTTTCTGTACCGAAACTTATCCCATCACTTGCTTTAAATGTCAGCGTGGCAGTGCCATCAAATCCTAAAGACGTTGCTGAATCTTTTGATCTTGGTGTAATAGTAAAGACAGATGAATCTTGAGATACAGTTGCCATCTTAAAGAAGTCACCACCAGAATCAGCAGATAGTGTTAATGATGCATCTGCATTATCAGAATCAGCCGCAGTAATCGTAACTATTTGTGCTACACCTTCTGTAGATAGTTCAATAGTCCCAGAAGGACTAACTGTTAAAGATGGTGTCGCATTGATTAGCGCAACATTATACCATCCTGAGCCGTTAGAAATATATAATCTACTAGATGTAGATACAAAAGCTTGATCACCGGAAGTTAAATTTGTTGTTGGCAAGTCATCTATTGTTGAATAAACTGTTAATCCTTCACTAGAGCCTGTAGCTCCACTAACATCAGCTGGTTTGCCAGTTGTTGTAAAGTTTCCTGCGATAAATCTTGCTTTTGTTTCAGCCATCTTTATTCCTATACTAACTTAAAGTAATTGAACCTAAAACCAGCGGCAAATGTAATAAACGTTTGTCCATCTGCAGTCGATTCGAACTGTATATCACCAAGCGATGTTGGGATGCAATCAATATATCTAACTTGTTTAGTTTGATTGTTATGGCTAGAAAGAATGGATAGTGTGATATCAGCATAATCTGGAACACCAGTATCAGAAGCTATAGAACCTTTACCGCTACCTGAACCCAAGTTATTATTCACCAATCTCAACATCCAGTTATACATTTCTCCATAACCTTGCATGTTTTCATCTAATATAATATTTGTTGATAATTCGTTAAACGTCAGAGATTCGCCTGCAATAGGTATACCAGAAAGTCTAGGTATACCTAACTCGACAGGATTTAGAATCATACCAGGGTGAGTGATACTCTGACAGAAGAATTCTAAATTCGGATAATTACGTCTATCAAGAACTAGTTTGAAACTAGTGGGCTGAAGGTAATTAAAATTTTCTGTTAAATTTGCCATACTTCTATTTATATGAAAAAATATGTCTAGGTAAAAAAAAGGGCAGCCGAAGCTGCCCTTAGTTATTAGTATTACATTACTTATGCGAGGATGTTGTCAACGCGGAAGATTCTGTAGTACTGGTTAGTTTTGCTTGTTGCTAAACCATCAGACGGTGTAGCGCCAACGAATGGGTTTGAGACCATGCCGTAGCGTGTCTTAAAGCCAATCTTCGGCTGGAATGATTCCTCACCCACTGCACGAACCATAGTTAGTGGCACGTATGGGCAATAGAATAGACCTGCATCGTATGGGTTAGTTCCCTTATAACCGACTGTGATGTAATCAGCAACGGCATATGGATCGATGTAAACACGAGTACGACCGTTCAGTACACCAGCAAAGGTGTTGCCTGTGTCATCAACATTCAAGTTTGTTGACATTGCAGGTGAGTAGTCGAGCATGCCAGAAGCAGAAAGGGCAGATGCAACATCTGAAGAACAGATGATGAAGTTACCTTTACCGCGACGTGTTTCTTTAGCAATTGTGTTTGCTTCACGCTCAATCTGGACGATAAGTCCTTTGAACTTCTCAACTGACCAACGACCGTCTGCATCTGTTGACAAGTCAAAGATACCGTTGACTGCAGTGTTAGCTGTGGCAGCACCAATTTTAGCTTGTGCGTTAACTGTACGGATAACTTCACGGTTGATTTCAGCCATGATTTCTGTTGACAGAATGTTAGCAAGTTCTGTTTCAGCATCTAGACCATGAATGGCTTTAAGATCCTGAGCAAGTTCCAAGCTGTATTCTGCTTTCAGTGCGCGTGACTTAGCAGTAACGGTTGCCTTCTCAATTGAGAAGCCCATTTCTGCGAATGCTTCACCAACACCGTCACCCAAAGCTTCTGCTTCGGCTGTTGTGTATGGGTCACCAGCATATGGTCCAGTTGCACCTGCGATTGCTGAATCAGACAATCCTGAAAGACCTGACGGTCCAGCCGCACCGTTTGCTGTTGTTGCTGAATCACCAGAGAAACCAACAGCGGCTTCATTGAATAGTGCTTCTTCGTTAACAGATACGCCAGCTTTTGTTTTTTTGTAGTTTGACTTCATTGCGAAGATCAAACCAGTTGGACCAGACATTGGCTGAACGCCACACATGTCATATGCCATAAGATTAGGCATTGCGCGACGGACAAGAGCGATAAGAACTGGATTCCAGTTTGCCGCATTGCCTGTGTTGTTTGTTGGAGCGGCTTCTGAAAGCATGTTGGCTTGGCCAGCTTCTTCTGCGAAAGCACGTTCTTGGTTTTCAAGGATGGCAGCTGTTACTGCTTTTCTGTGGTGGTCGTGAATTTTACCCGCTGATTCTTCGTTCAGAACAGGTGCCCACTTTTCGATCAATTGATCGTAAGATACTTGTTGCATTTTTATTGGACTCCCAAATTATTTGTTTGTTTTTTGGATTGCAGAGAGGTACTGAGACATCATTGCAGAATTAACTACAACATCTTCACCACTTTCGTCTTCAACGATATCAGCGGACTCAGTTACTTTCTTAGTAAAATATGATTCTTTAACAGTAGCAACTTTCTGTGAGAAAATTTCTGCTGTATCGAAATCAATGTCTTCTACTAAGGCTTTTAGTTTTTCGACTTGGGTTTCAGCAAGACCTTCTGCATGTTCACGGATAATCGCATCGCGCTTCAATACTTCTAGTTCTTCCTGCATTTCAAGTGTCTTAGCAACTGCAGTATTATGAGCTTCTTCTAGCTCAGCAACTTCAGCGGCCAAATCGTCAACTAGGTCGACCTTAGATTCAGGAACTTCGATGTAAGATTCAGTGAATAGATCTTTCAAGCTATTCATGAATTTCTCAGCGATTTCTGTTCTAAGACCAGTCTGAACGGCAAGTTTGTTTTCTTCCATCCAGTTCTCAACTACGTAGTTAAGATAGCTATCGACTTTTTCAACAAGCTCTGACTTAGTAGATTCTACTTCTTCAGCCAGTTCTTCGTTGTATTTCTCTTCAAGACGGTCAATTTCTTCAGCAAGCTTTGTTTTGATAGCCGCTTCAAAAATTACTTCTGCTTTTGCCTTGAAACCCTCTGAAAGAGTAGCTTCGTCTGCGACAAGAGCATTTAGATCCGCAGAAAAATCTGCTTCGTAGTCGGCAAGAGTGTCGGACTCAGCAATTGCTTCGCCTTCTAGTTCTACACCTTCCATTGCGCCATAGCTAGCGATAAGCTTGTCTTTTGGCATTTTCTGTGCCTTAAGTACCATTGCAGAAATGATTCCTGCTTTAGTCTTTGGCATTGGATCCTGGGTAGTATTATCACCCTTGCGTGTTGGCGCTTTACCTGTAGCTTCACCTGCTTTATCAACAGATGCTACAGACTGAGCCTCAGCATTTTTAGGATCGTGAGTTGATGCTTCCACGATATCGTTGTCATCATGGAGGTCAACATCTTGATCGATTGAGTTATCATCAGTCATGAAATTTGACTCCTTTATTTAGATTTGAGCAACGAGAGGAAATTCTTAAACTCACGAACCTGTGTCTCATAGAGATCAGCCCGAGGAGCTTTCTTAATTTCAGTCTCAATTTTTTCAATTGTCTGAGCTTCTATAATGCCGTTGTTCCAAACCCATTCAACACCTTCCATAACTCCATTAACGAAAGCACTAGGTGCAGATGGATCTTGAACGATATCGACAGCATTCAGGAGAAAATCTCCTTTAACCATCATTACGCCACCACGATTTTCGAGACTTCCCATACCACGAGTTGAGACGCCCAATTTGACACCACCATCAAGCAAACCGCGAACGATCATACCCATAGGAGTTTCCAAAATAGTCGCCTTGCCCACAACATCATTTCCTGACCATGTCAGAGATTCGATTTTGTGGGAAACTTTGTCTAGATTAACAGTAGGTCCTTCAGGATGATTTAACTCACCTACCGCTCTGCCTTTTGAAACTTGCTCACCAACGTACTTGCTTACAGCTTGTTCCATAACATCACGGGGATATATTCTACCGTTACGATTCTTTTGTTCTGCTGACATGAATACACCTTCAATGGAATATTTCTTACCACCAGCTTCAGTAGCTTCAGTCACTACCTCTAATTGGTCTTCAGTGTATTCTGCAATCAGCTTCATTTCTTAAATACCTTTATAAATTCAAGACCAGCTTTCTCAGCTTCCTTTTGAGTTTTATAAGAGTCCAAATGGTCTCCGTCAACGTAAGTGACGAACTTGCCCATGTCTTTATGGACTATCACTTGGATACCCTTAATCTTCTTATCAAAGACAGCTTTGCCTTTCGGCATGCGTCCTGTTAGTTCTCTTAGCTGATTAAAACTTTTCATTACACTTATTTATAATTTTATTACTTTTAAGAACTGATTTTATTCAGCTTCGACATCTTCTTCTGGTTCTTCAACCTCATCCGATTCTTCGGACTCAGGCTCACCATCTGTCTCAAGGTCAAATTCGAGTTGTTCATCATCCTCGTCTTCAATATCCTCATCGTTTTCGTCATCCTCGGCTCCGTTATAGATGGTATCTGCCAATCTGACTTGTTCTTGGTCTAATAAATCATTCAGCTTAATAGTCATCATGTCACCAAAAACATCATTTGCTTTATTGAATTCATTAGCCATTGCATAATCAATCATGCTACGAACTTCAGCATTAGGTTGTGCCATTTGATCTACTTCTGGTTCCATTGTATCTACTTCACTCACTGTCATCTCCTTGTACAGGTTTTAATTCAAATTTTTGACCAGCAGGGGTTTCCTGAGGCGCTTCATCTTCTTTGGGTTCTGATTCTTCTTCACCCGCAATTTGTTTTTTCATGCCCTCAATATCTTCATCTGAAAGCATAAGAACGTTCTTCTGAATCCATTCTTTAGAATAGTAGTCACCAACATAGTTTTGTACCATATCTAAAGTTTGAATTCTTTCACGTAGAACATCAATATCACGAAGTTCTGTGAAATGATTATCACGAATATAATCTACAGTTATATCGTTTTTCCAATTTTCCCAATCTTCTTCGGTGCAAATACCTTTAAGAATTAATTGCTTCTTAAGAATGCCATAAAAAAGATGTGAAAATCTCATACGAAGTCTATCAATAAACTTCTGGAATTTTAATTCGTCTCTGGAGATTTCATTTGATCTACCAAGAGAGAAGTTATTTTCTGTCTCTAAACGTGAGATAGGAACATTGAGTGATTTGAAAACTTTCTTTTGAAAGTAAACTATGTCATCAATCTGTCCTAAGTTTTCGCCACCAGGAAGAGTAGAAATTTCTGTACCTCTACCGCCCTCACGCCGTGGTAACCAGAAATCTTCAAGCATAGACATGTGCTTACGGTCATCTCTGATTTCACCAGTCTTAGCATCGTACACAAGCTTGTTGCGATACTTTGCCATAATATCTTTCATATACTGTTCACTCTTACCTTTTGGTAAGTTGCCAACATCAATATAGAAAATACGTCTTTCGGGTGCACGAGCTAAACGATAGATTACAAGCGCATCTTCCATCATACGCAACTGATTAATAGGCTTCAGTGCTTTATGAAGAAACGATACAATTCTTTTACGATCTTCTGATAATAGACCAGATGTTACATAACTAACAGAATCAACTGTCATCTTAACACCGTTAGTAGATGACCCAGGCTTCTCTTGAAAGATGAAAAACTCTTCGGTATTTTCTACAATGTCTGCTCCAGTTGCTGGGTCTTTTTTCTTTTTAATCTTCTTAACCTTACGCATCTTCGCAGAATCGATAGGTCTAATTTCAACGATACCTTCTTTGTTATTAGTTTCATTCAATACTAGATGATGGTACATGCGCCCATCAACATACCAACGTCTGAAGATATCATGTCCTAACTCCTTAAAGTTAAGCATACTATAAATGTTATCAAATTCTTCTTTAATTACTTTTTTGATTCTATCGGGAGCTTCAACGTTGTCTAGATTAACATCTAAAGTTTGCTCTAACTGTGAACCAGTAATTGATTCGTTCACAATATCTTCGATAGCCATATCAACCTCTGGATGTACCGCATTGCCACGATACTTCATTATAAGTTGATAGTTGTCTTTTGAATCGTCATCACCAAGATTGAGATATTGCCCGTAGTGTGAGCCAGCGGCAGTTGCATAACTACCGCCTTCATCATCTCGTGGCGGAACGATAGAAGGTGCTTTATCAGCTTCCTTCTTTTTGGCGCGTTTGATCTCAAAGCCAAATAATTTAACGCCTTCTTGTCCTGATTGTTCTGCCATATTTAATTCCTAAGTAGAGAAAAGGAGCCAGCCAAAGTGACTGGCTCCTATTGTATTTAGCTTAGCTAGTTGTATTAGATTCGAAGTACTGGTAAGCCCAGACACATGTGAATCTTTCAATGTTATCATTATCTCCATAGCTTAGTGCAATTTCAGACAAATCTTGAGGATATGCACCACGGAAGGTGTATGTCTTAAGAGTTGATCCGTCACGGTCAAGCTGGTCAACCTTTAAATCTGCTTCGTAAGCAATTGGTGTTGTTAGACCAGTATTTTGCGAATGAGCATTAATACCGTTCATCCAACGCTCAATAGCGTCACGAACATTAAAGTCGGTGTCATTGATGATAGTTGTATTCCATTCTGCGAATGTTCTATCTCCTGCCATTTTGAGGATACGACCTCTAAATGGTACAGCAATCGTACCGAATGTTGACCCAGGTAATGATGCCGCTTCCACCAAGAATGATGTAAGTTCAGCATCGCCGTTTGCAAAGCCTGGGAAGTTAATGGTCACTTTAAAGAGGTTAGGACGAGCGCCACCGCCTCTCAGTTTTGACTTAAAGTCATCTACGCCGAGTACAGCCATTTTATCTTACCCCCTAAACTGTGCCAACAACTTCTTCAAAGTCAACACCTGTTCTAACTGCTACAAAGTTTAGTGTAACATAGTTAATAGAACGTGCTGGTTTGATGAAGATGTTTGCTATGAATTCATTACGATCAACAACTTGTCCAGGGTTATTTGTTTCGTCACATACGACCCTAAAGTCTGTGATTCCACGCCGACCTTGTACTTCTCTAAGAACAGGCTCAACAATGTTAACGAATTCTGCACGAGTAAACTCATCATTGAATTCGAACATAACCTGTCTTGCGGCTCTTCCGATAGCTCTTTCAAGTACGAGGAACAATCTACGGACATTGACGCGATCAAATGCTGATGGTCTACCAAGCATTGTCTTGTCACCGTAAAGAAGTGTACCTTGTCCAGGAATATTAGCAACTGGATTAACATCAACTTTATAGAGAGAATCTCTTTGTGATTTATTTGGAGTCCAAGCTAAGCCTGTAATTCCAAGATACTGTCCTCTACGTGAACCAGCGGGTGAGAACCATGGTGCGCGGTTAAGGTCAGTTGCGGCACAAATACCAGCAGTTGATGATGCGGCTGGAATGTGAATGTACTGATCATTATACTTATCATAGACTTTTAAGAAGTTATTATCTGCGATAAGGTAAGATGAATTAGTAAACAAATTCGCGGTTGCCACAATGTTATCTGTGATAGTCGCACCATTTGTTAGATTTACTACATCGGTTCTTGCTGGTGATGCATTCACGACACAATCTTTACGAAGTGATTGTGCAGTTGAAACGAGATCGTTAACAACAGTAACCTGATCAGTTGAAGAGTTCATGCTAGGAGCAATTAAGAAATCAACTTCTACCTGGTCTACATCTTCGAAAAGATCGTAACCAGAAAGAAACTCTGATGTTCCTAGTGCTTGAGAGTTTGCACCCTTTTCTAAGTCATGCTCTACAACTGCAGGAGTTGCCAGTGAGAAATCATCTCCGCTGTCTACTTGTGTACCTGCACCTGCCGCTTGATAGTCTGAGTCCCAGCCGACAAGAGCTACGTAGTCTGAACGCTCATTAATAACATTAAGAGCATAGTTAGTTGTACCATCTGTGTTCTTTGCATCAGATGCAACTGACAAGAATGGATAAGTTTCTAAGACTGTACCTTTAGTACCAGTAAACTTACCCTGGTGATCGACTACTACTACATGAACTTCATCATCTACTGCATTTCTATTAGATGCGTAGTTTGAAGTGTCTGGTGCTTTGTCAAAGCTGTTTGCGTATGTCCAAGCCGCAAATTGCGTGTTATCTGAAGGACATATCGATACTTTCAGTGAGTTGCCCAATTCGCCTGGATATTTTGCAACGAAAGTATGTGAATCTGAATCGAGTGCCGATTGTTGAGCATCGAAATCTGCTTCATTCTTGATAAACTCAATAGGTAGTGAACCATCACTATCTACTGCGGTTTGACCAATTGTTGAACGAGCATTCTTTGCTGATGTTGTCGCTTCCCGTACGACTTGCAGGCTACCCGAGTAACGCAAGAAGTATTGTGCTGAATGGAAATCGATTGTTGAAGCTGAGTCTGGTGAACCAAAAGTATCGACAAGAGTTGCCTCATTGTCTACTTTTACTCTTTGTTCAACAGGTCCCCAACGAAAATTACCAACGATTGCGCCTGTAGTTGACTGGACGTTTGGAACGCCACCTGTCAGATCTATCTCTTTGACAACAACCGCAGGACTTTCTGACGGTGTACCTAGTGCCATTTGGTTTCTTCCTTTAAATGATATGTTTACATAATACGGTTGTTTTCATCAATTATGCTATTATTTATAATTTTAATAATCTCTGTCGTATCTTCCGCCATCCGTAGACATATGAGGATCAAAATCTTGTATTTGCCAATGATCTTTTTCTCCAGCTTCTAAGACTTCTATATGGTCACTACCATCATCTATGAAACCAAAAGGTAACACATCATTTTCTATTTCTGCCATTCGCTGTTTGAATAACAATTCTTTGAGATTGATATCTGTCATATTCATAAAATGTGAACCAGACACAAAATAACCGAACATGACTAAGTTCATCATCAAGTCATCATGGTTACCATCTGACGCTTCGAATGATTGACCCCTCGCTTCGAATGTAGAAATTTCTAAGATGGTTTCATCATCTACAATTTTAATCTTATTATGCTCTAAGATATCTTTAATAGCCGAACAACCTAATCTTTTAGATTTTCTAGTCATCTCAATTCCAATAGCATTTGCTTTCACTGCAGATTCTACGTGAACGTTTTCATATTCTAAATCGTGATACAAACCATTACAAACCACCATACCTTGGTCATTTGATTCTATTACAACATAAGCTTGATTGTAAGAATTGGCATACTTATATATAATATTAGGGAAGAGTAATGGCGAGATAGTGTTGTTCCGATAAACAGCTACCTGCTCAAAAGGCCGAACGCTAATGTCGATTAAGTTAAAAGTAGAATAGTCCTGACCTCTTCCCTTGCTTACATCTACACACATAACGTAATCATGCTTTTCGATGGGCTTTTTATAAACCCTTAAAGAAGTATCTTCTAATAGGTCTATATACTGTTCCGCTCTCAAAGATAACAAACAATCCGCGCTTATAAGCGTGTCTCCGGTGCCAAAAAATGTATTCCCAAATTCTTGATCGAACTGTAATTGACTTGTATTTGAAATTGTTTGAGCTTTCCACTCCTCGTCTCTATCAGGAACATCAAACCAATCAACCCGAAAAGAAACGAACTCGTTAATTTTCTGGACTGCACCTTCCCAAATTTTATGAAACTGATTACCGATACCATTAGCAGTAGAGGTAATGATAACCTTTGTCTCTTTACCAGCAGATACAACAGGATAAGTTGAGGTGTAAAATTCAGATGCACGTTCTACGAAAGCAAACTCATCCAAGTATAGAAGATTAACTGACATACCACGAATAGAGCTACCACTTGTTGCAGCCGCAAGGATCCTTGAGTTATTACTGAATTCCAAAGAGCCTTTATTGAGAGCTTTTGAACCTGGTTGTAAAAAGAACGGAATATTCTCAAGCATGAGAGTGATGCGAGACAACATCTCTCTAGCCGTAGCGCCTTTATTGGCAAGAATTGCCACAGTCTTTTCGGGATGAAAAAGCGCAAACCACAATAGGTATGCACACGCTGAGATCGATTTACCAGATTGACGACATGCGAGAACAATACTAAACCTATTATCATTGAAATGGCTAAACATATCTTTTTGGTATGGATATAACTTAAACGGAACTAGACCATCATCAAGCGAAATTACTTTAACATAATTTTCAGCAAAGAATACTGGGTCATCCATACACTTTTTGTATTCTTTTAAAATTTCAGGAGACCATACTTGAAGTACTCCATCTCTTTTAACATTTGGATTTCCTAAATAGGAATCTGACATAATTAATCTTTTTCTGGTGTCACATCAATAATTTTATCATCTGTATTTGCCATCATCTTTTGTAAATCAGATGTTGTTAAATATAGATTATTAGTTGTACCGCCAAGCTGTTTAGGCTCTTCATCAGTTTTATTTATATCAACCTGTTTCTTATTGAGATCCATAAGCTTGTCATTAACATCAGATATGTTTTTAATCATACCAGAAAGAACCTCATAAGCTCTCGGATGCTCGGACTCACGTGCCACTTCAATCATCATTTCTAAACTCTCACGACCCTTTTCAATTAAGTCGTAATATGTTTGTCTAGAATAATCATAATCTGTTTCAATATTCTTTTTTTCATCTGTCATTATGCACTATCATTTGCCATTACTATTTCTTCGGAAAATCCGAAATCACTATCTGCTGAACCGAACGTTGTTATAGGATTAGGAGTAACACTTACCCTTTCTAAGTATATATCTGAATCGCCAGACAACCCTGCCTTGGATTCAAATATTCTAGCATCGGCTCTACGAATGATTTCTTTATTCTCAATATCACCATAAAATTGAACTTTCATTTCAAACGTAAGTGTGTAAATGATTGTTCTTCGTTGTTCCATAGGACTTTCGTAATCATCAGAAAAAGAAAGACCTGTAATTACAATTGGAACATCTTCTACGAAAGTTGGATAAATTTCTTTAAATGGATATATACTCAAAGTATATTGAGGATTAAATGTAGGTAAAATCTGCTCGACCATCTGTAAAGCATCATCTTGGTTTTTCGCATATATGTTAAGAGAGAACCCAATATTGTATGGTACAGGCGAATAAAATTTTTGTCTTTTCGAAGCGTCTGTGCCTACAGTATTAAAGTTACTCACTTTAGATAACTGTCTAGTAAGATCGTATTGAATATCTGTTATCTCAAATGACATACGAGGCAACTTAATAGCAACCTTTGTGTTATCTTCTAAGCTTGGATTTTCTCTAATTCTTTCTAGATATTTTTGGCGAGGCGCATATGCTAGTGGAACTTTCAATTGATTTAATACACCACCAGCCGCGTTTTTACGAACAACATATATGTTATTAAACAGTCTGCCAAAAAGGGCAACTGATTTACGTATTCTTTCATGGTAAAAATAATTTGCAAACATTATTGTGCCTCTGGATCACCAAATGGATTATCTTCACTAAAGTCTAAGAAATCGTCTACATCATTACCTGTAAAGATATCATTCTGTTCTGTCTCTGATACAGTATTTATCTCTGATACAGAGGTCACTTTGAGTCCAATAGAAGTTGAAGGGTTAATCTTGTTTATTGTTAAATCATTAACGAATGTTCTAAGCTGACCATCATCTGCACCAACATGAGCTAAGTATAAAAATCTAGATGAATCACCATCTGAATCCAACTGATATCTCTGCACTTCACCCTTTACTTTAACACCAGATGAAAGTGTTTGGGTGATATCATCTCCTATTGCGTATTGGCTATCGAATGCTGTAGTTCTGCCGCTAATAAAATCCACACTTGGCGCTGAATCATATCCACCACCACCATATACTAGAGTTACAGAATTTACAAAACCTAAAGCAGAATCAATTGTTGCTGTTGCTGTTGCTCTAAAATCATACACAGTACCAGTTGCAGAATCGAATGAAATTGAATCATTACCATATGATATAATATTTGGTATAGTAACTGATGTTATTTGTCCGTGCGAATCTACAGAACACGGTGTTGTAATTGTTCTTCTTGTTATGATTGCATTATAATAAGCTCCTGCGCTATCAGAACTGTCGTATGAAATGATAGCGTTGACTGGAGAAACGTAATAGTTACCACTATCTGTCAGATTAATTGAAGTAATAGAACCAGCCACACTAGAATCCAGTGAAAGTGTAGCAGTTGCACCACCAGAATCTGCAGTAGGTAATCCTATTAACACAGTAGGATTAAAAGTGTAATAATTCCCAGAATCTACAATTGAAAGTGATGATACTTTTCCCATTATGAAATACTCGCAGTCGCTGTGGCAGTTTTAGGAGCTAATAGACCAATCTTATATTGATATGCGTATGCTTGCTCGATTTGATCTATGTCTGTCGTGCCCGTATCAAGGTCTTCACCTGTATATTCAAAGAGGGTACAGCGCATTTTATACGTTGGTACATTTTCAATTTGATAGAAAGGCTGTTCGTGTTCTACGTGTCTAATTTCAAATAGAGATTTTGAAAGAGGAAGATATATCAAATCGCCTTCGGTAGGTCTATCGCCTTGAATTGCATTATCAGCCCTTGCGACTTGCGTTGACCATCTAGACTTAGCAACTACAAAAGTTGCTTCATCTCTTATTTCAACACCAAATCTACTAAACAAATCTCCTTCACCATCAAAGCCGTCTTGATTCTCTATATACATTTCAATTTTATGAGAAGCAGAAAACTTAGATGTTGGGTCATCACCTAATAGGGTATCTTCATTTACAATTGTTCTCGGAAGATAGTAGACATCTTGTCCATAAATCTTAAGAGCCTCAATGATGAGGTCCTCGTACAGATTAATTTCTGTCCTGACTTTTTCCGAAAAATAAAAATTACGTGCCATATTAACCTACAAAAAAGTCAGCTGGAAATTCGTGTTCTTCTCTGATCCTTTGTCTTAAGGTTTCTATTTCACTTGTAGCGTCATCATATAATTGACGACCGTTAAGTATTACACCACCCGGAAGCTGAACTCCTTCAAACTTAATTAAATTCATTCCCCATTGTTGTTTAATCAAAGCTGTTGAATATTCTTTTAACCACATATCATTGTAAACAGATGTATGGGTGTCTGGTGCAATTGCAGTGTATACTTCTGCAACTAGATAATCACCAGCCTGAATATCTTGGTCTTGAAAATCTCCAAAAATGTAAAGTCTGTCTTGGTGTCTAGACCATTGTGTTTGCGGAGTACCGTTTAGCTTCATGTCTAGCATAGATAAGTACTGATTCATTTGCTCATAATAAGCAAGATCACCAGCAAAGTTTTGTAGGTCCGCAATATCATTTAACATCAATTGATATTTAATGTCAAAGAAATTAACACCGCCACTACCAAAACTAGAGTTCATTGGAAGAACTTTAGATACATATAGAATGTCAGATGATATTGGGATATACTCATTGGTAACATCTGTACTAGTTACAAGATGTTTTAGATATGTCCGTGCAGTTGCATCTGAGTGATACTCTTGCCAATACTGAATTGCCTCGTCAATACGATCTTCAATTTGGTCTTCGTCAACATTAATCTCTAATACAGGGTCACCGAGACGCCGCTTACAGTAATCAATTAAAGTGTCTCTGGAATTAGGTGGTGCCATAAAATAGTCTCCATAAGAATTACTTGATACTATTTATATGTTTTTTATATTAGAGGAGATAAATCTTATCTCCCCCAAAGTGCCAATTCGCCAACAAC